TGACGATGTTTGCAGCGTTGTGACAGACGCCAACCAATTCAGCTTCGTCTCAAGGAACGGCTGGGCGGCGATCCCAAGTGATCAGGACGCATGGGCTGACGCGGTAAATATAAGCCAAGAGGCGCTGCGAAATCTGAGGCTGGGAAAGAGAACCTATTCGGATCAGAACCTTCTTTGGTATCACCGAAAAGACATCACCACGGTCTGGTCAAAAGATCTGGATGAAAGGATGACCATTGGAGATCATAAGTTCTTTACTGATCATCAGACTGTAAGGGCATCACTCAGGCCCAGAGCCAAACCACAGAAAACATAATCAAGGGGCTTCGGCCCCTTTTTTAATTTAAAAAAAATTACAAATTTATAAATTTTACCCTTTACATTATGCTTTAGGCATATTATATAGTTTATATAAACATAAAAACAAACCCAAACGAAAGATCGAAAAAATGACAAAACGTCCCAATGTCCTTCAGCTTCAGAACCTTTACAAAAAAGTTTATGGCGAACTTCCTCACAAGCGTATCCAACTTAACTGGATGCGTTTCGATGATAGCACCAAAGAAAAATGTCTTGGCGCATTACGCGAAATGCTTGCAGAGCGCCGCGCCGAATATAAAGCCTCTCTTAAAGCCAGCGCGTAAGGGAGAAGCTGAAATGGAAACGAAAACCTTTTATATTTTGAAGAAACTCGAAAAATTCAGCCCACAAATGGCGGCATCAATTCGAATAAACGGTGGCAACCCTGATGAGCCGAAGGCAATGGAAGCCTACGCCGACTTCGGAGAGGCCATGAGTGACATGAACTTTTTTGTTGATACTCACCGCACCGTTTGCGAGCAATTCAACCAAGAACCGACTGACAAATATTCAGTTGAAAAAATCGAAGTTGACCCAGATACTACGCTTTCAGATGTGCGTCAGTTCGAAGTCTATGGATGGGGGTGAGAGAATGGCACTAGAAACAATCTTGATGGAAAATTCAAAGCACTCTTACGATGTTGAGGTTTCTGTTTACAAAGACGGTAAATATCACACTTGCGACACCGTGGAAGTGGAAGCCAACAACCGCGCCCAAGCTCGCTCAACAGTTGAAAAAGCTGGGTATGAAGTTCGCTCAGTCAACATGACAGGGTAAGGTACTAATCAAAATATCTCAGCATGGCGCGGCACTCTTCGGAGTAGTCGCGCTTTTCTTTTTTCTCTCTCGTCCAAACAAACTCAAAAGCCCCGAAGATTTCCCAGTCATCTTGCTCAGTTATTTCCTCAAAAACCCTTCCAGAAATGCGCCAAGGGCCGCTTCCCTTAACCTCGCCAGAAACCAAATGAACGCCATGAGTGGCCTCACTGTCTGTCCAATCTGCCTCACCCCAAACTATCCCATCGCGTCGAGCGATTAAGTGAGTTGCAACACGAACGACACCTTCATGAGTGCATTTTAGGCCACGCCTTGTTGCAGAAAAATCAATTAAGCTCTGTTTGCTCATCTGTGTTTTATGACCTCGCTTAATTTTCGACCATCAGGCCAGCGATCCATGCCTTTTTCTAACATCAAGTAATTCATCAAATCGCCAGCTTCTTGTGCATTTTTCATTATCAAAACTTCCAAATCATCGAACAAAGAAAGGCTGTCTTTGAATATGGTTTCATTACTGCTCCCGCGAGAGGCGTATTCCATCCCCTTCACGCTGGTATATCTTTCTTTTAGGACATAACTTTCTGTAGTTGTTTTCCCATAGTTGTCGCTGTCGTAACTCAAGGCGTCCATACGCCCAGCGACTTTTCCTTTCCATATTATGTTTCCATTGTAATCCATTATATCAGATCTTTTTCTCTTTATTCGCGTGAAGAAATATTGAGCGCCCCCTGTTTCCATATCTGCTGTGGGCGACATACCGCCAATAGGAACGCCTCGACGCAACTTATCCATCGTGGGGGCCATCTGACCGCCACCGTCAATGATGTTCTTTATCGCGTCAAATGTCGCCCCTGTGTGCAAACTGTGAGAAATGACATATTTCTGTTGAAAATCTTCCCATTCTGGCCCCACCAAATCAGGCCTGTATCGCACAACCCTTCCATACCCATATTGCTGCCAATCTCCAAACGGATTATAGCTTGAAAGCGCCGTAATGTCATCAACGCCAGCCGCGTCACTGACTTCTTTTTGCAAGTATTTGATCCGCTCTTCCTGATTGAGTTTAGCAGCCTTCTTGACCCTTGAATTGTACCATGTACCTTTTCTACCATCTTCGGCAGCTTGAGCGTAAAGTGATTGCATCAGGTAAAGCTCTTCACGATCAGCTTGAGAAGCTCGTTTTGTGTTTATTCCCAGCCGAGCCATAACCTTCAGCTGGGTTTCAATTGCGACGATTCCATCACCGTCAACTTCCATTTCAATGCGATTTCTAAAAGCTGCTTGTGAGTTACTAGGGAAGTAACGAACTTTCACCCCATCAACATTTGTTTCATAATTTGTTATCTCACGGGAATATTGACCCTCTCCGTTATCCCTTCCCTTACCATCCTTAAAGCTTCTTCTATTCCAAGCGGCTCGTGTCTTTTTAACCCATACAATCTCGTCGGCCTCACCAGCTTTCAAAATAGCCTTGGGTGATACCTGTGGAGAAAACACCCCAGAGTTCCAAGCCACAAAAAAGTGCTTGTCAGACTGTTTCTTTGCAATATCCACAAACTTTTGGAGATCGTCTTTCCAGCCCAAATAATAAGCCTTCAGTGCCTTGACATCATCAGCGTCTAAAGTTGAAGCTTTTGCGTCTAATTCATCAATGATCAGATCAATTTGCTTAATTGCGATCTCAGATCTGTTAATATCTTTTTGCTGATATGCTTCTTGAGCTTTATTTCTTACGCCAATCCCTTTCACTGCTGTCAATATCGAGTCCTCTACAATATCCAGCCTAACAGTTTCGCCGCTAGATCCCGTTGCAGACTGAATTTCTTCATCAAGCTTTTTCGCCCTAGCTCCCCTGATCTTGAGATATGCGCCTGATCTGGCCTTTCCGCTCACTTCTTCAAAATTATAGAAATGAACAAGTTGATCCTCAATTTCGTCCTTATCGGTAACAATGCTGTAGCCACCCGTTCCACTTTCCTCGACCAACTTGGCCTCTTGCTTCGTTACGGGCGCTGTGGGGGCGTCAGGAGCGTCTGTTTGATATTTCTTAAGCTGATCGGCGTAAGTTTTCTTAAGGACGTTCTTGCGGCCTATCAGAACCTCTGCGAGGTCATCTGCATCATCGCCCATGATGTCATTAACCAACCGCCGAATGTCATCGTCGCTAATTGCAACAATTCGAGCAACGCCAGCGACAATTTGATCTTCGTTTATTTTTCCGAAAACCTTACCTGAGTTGAAATCATTGAAACGCAAACTTTCGAGTTCAAGAACCTCATCTTTTGAGAAAGCCTTTCGACCGCCCTGCGCTCTGAAAAATAAAGTGCCGCCTGTGTCAATTCGAAAGCTTGAGCCATCAGCCATCTTTTTTAAATTTAGCTGCTTCGGCCCCCCGTTGCCGATAACGTCCCAATTTGCCAGCCAAGCATCAGCCGCAAAGCCTTCTTGCGTTCCGTTCAGCTTTTTCATTCCCGCCGTTGTAACATCATCAATTTTTTCAATACGGCTTGAAATACCAATCTTATCGACATCTCGGCCCCCAATGCTTCCCTTGATTGGAAGTAGGTTCACATCAGCAACCTTTACCCCTGCGGCCTGATACAGCTTTGCGCTCAACACTTCGACCTTTGCCATGAGTTCAGTGTCGGGGGCTTTTATATAAAATTCTTGACCATCGACCTTGCTTCGAAAGAGGCCACCTAAATTCGACCCGTCTTGTTTGCCTACCTGTTCGAGGTCATCAAACAAAACACCCTCGTCTGCCCTCTGTGTGGCCTTCTGAGTGACGATAGCCGCCGCATCATCGTCTAACTGCTTGGCGGTCTTTCCCGCACTAGCGGCCTCTTTTAAGAGATCTTGATCATCAGCCGATAAGCTATCGAATGCCTCCTGTTCTTTTGACGCGAGAGGTTTGTTGGCTTTGAACTTTTTCTTGATTTTGGTTTTCATCGCCGCCAGAGACTTCGCCGCTTGTATGACATCTTTCTGAGCTTGAACCTTTGCGGCATCGACTATGGCATCGCCTGTTAGCCCCCCAGACTTCGATAAGTTGTCATAGGCGACTTTGTGCGTGGAAAACCCTGTCCCGCCTTCCTTGGCCTTTGAGAGATATTCTGTGGCCTCGTCTGTTTGCTTTTTTATTTGATCAGTTACAATTTTATTGTTTACGGCAACCTGATCCGAAATAAATTTCAGAGTAATACTGGCCTCTTGTGCAGAAACATCAGGGCCATGCTCAAAGTAATCACTGATAATTCCCTTTGCGCTTCCATAATCCCCAATATCAAACTCTTCAGCATCATCTAACAGCGTGGCATAAATTCTGTTTGACTGGCTATCAAAGCTTTTACCCGCTGCTTCAGCCGCCTTGCTAATCTCGTCAAATTTCTCGTCTACAGATTTTGATAAATCTAAAACCTCATCATATTTGTTCAAAAATTCTTCCGCATCCGCTTTCGAAAGTGTGTTTTTTGCCTTTTTTAAGCTATCAATCCCCATGAAGCCCTGCAGGGATTTCAAAAAATCAAAATCATTCTTTCCGATTATTTTATCAAACTCTTTAACCACATAATCTTGGCCTTTTAGTTTGGCTTTTGAGAAGGCCTTCTTAGCTTTCAGAAATGGGCTAAAGTCATTTAATCCTAGCTTTTCTGCGACCTGTTGCGCGGCGATAACCTTTTCAATTTGCTTATCAATTGCCTTTAAAATTGCGCTGTCGGCCTCTAAGCTTGCAATGAATGCAGCTTTCAAATCGTCGTCAACCGTGGCCCATGCCGCATCTTCGGTCTTGCTGAGTGGCTTACCGTCTTTGAGTTTCTTTTTGGCCTTTGCGATATTTGCGGTAATGTTGATTTGTGCCACGCCCTCATCGATCTTCGCCATGACCTGAGTTGCGCTTAATCCATCAATCCCGTCTTTTTTTAATTTATCATAAACTTTCTTCTTGTTGGCCCCAGCAGACCCGCTCGCAATTTCATCAATTTGAGCCTGTGCCGCGTTCTCAGCCTTTTCCGCAGCCTTTGCCGCCAGCGCAGCCGCCTCGGCTTGTTGCTTTGCCGCCTCTTTTGCCGCTTTGTTGGCCTTCAATGGTGACGTTCTGCCCTGATCAACAAGCGCTTGAAGCTCTGCCAGTGACCGAGGGTGCGATTTCTGATCGACAAGATCCACAAATCCAATCTTGCCCGTGTTCCAGAGTTCCCACTTTTGCTCGCCCAGAATAGCCTTTTGGAACCGCTCGCTCTTACCCTTCAGCCAATCTTCGAAATTTATATCCCCAGCAACAAACCCGTCCATAGATTGCTGGGTTTTATTAATCGCTTTACTGATTAGGGCAGGGGATAACCCACGCGCCATGAGCGACTTCGTGAGTTCTTCTTTTAGCGTTTCCGCACCAACCGCTGGCAAGGGCTTGTTTGCCAAGTCAGCCCAAGGCTTTAAGACCCCTATGACTGTTGAACGACAATTGAAGTGAGCGGGTGGCGCTGACCAACCAATGCCATGACCGACTGGCTGGAAATCTTTATCCCAAGTCAGCCCTGATCTTGCCTTGCAAATGTCACTTGTCCGACTGTCCAGTGTCGCCATCCATTGATAGCCGTTGAACAGATCCTCATTGGCTTGGTAGGTGTTAATGATTGCCTCGTTGTTGACCGCCGCAACAGATGACCGAACCAGCGTTTCAGCCTTTTTCTTTGTGGCGTTCATAATGCCATCGGTGAAGTTGTTTTCCTTAGTGCCTCGAACCCGCTGAATAAGGCTCTGCAATCCCTCACCGCCAGCAACGCCCATTCTCATCTGACGAAGAAAGTTGCCTGTCACCTGTGCGTTTTGTTGTTTCCAGTATTCACTGACCACATCGCCCTCAATAAGAACCTTGCCAGCCAAAGACTGTAAGTTTGCCGCCGAGGGCAATGCCGCGCCCAGAGAGACGCCCAGAGAGCCGTTGATGATATTTTGCGTGGCTTTAGCGCTTATAGACGCAACCCCACTCAGGCCTTTGCTATTCGCCGCCTTGGCCTTGCTGAAATGCGCCTTGGTTGTTGCCTTCACGTTTTTAAGAAGCCTTGCCAGTCGCCGCGCTCTGTAAGTCGGCCCCACGCCTGTTGGGTCAATCTTTTCCAGTTGCTTTTGTATCGACAGCCCAAGATCGTCCAGAATGTCTAGAACTTTGACAACCTCACCCTGCTTTAATCTTTCTAAATTTATCGCATGAATGATCGACAGGTCTTGAACCTTGTCGCTTACGTTCAAAGAAGTCGGGGCGATCTTGGGCTTGAGCATCTAAGTCACTCCGCTGCAATGTCGATTGGGTCAGTTTCCTCTAGTTCCTCGGCCTCATCCTCTACGATATCGTCACGATCTAGTTGCGTTTCCTGATCGATCTCGTCACGAATATCTTCAATATTGGCGTCTGGTCTGAGCATTTCACCGCGCTGCAAGTTGTAAAGCATATCAGCCTGACCCATTGCGCCAGCTTGCCAAGCTTGAACAAGTGCCGTTAGTTCTTGCGGGGTCAACTTGGCGTCCATAAAGTCTTTGTTCAGTTCAACACTGATGTCAGCGTCCACGCCTTCCCACTCAGCCATCCACTCAAGCGCCTTGGCAAGCCCCTGAGACACGGTTTCCGCAATCGATGACAAGATGCTGCTCTCGCCACTTCCGCGTATTCTGAGCGTTTCTGCGGCCTCTGCGGTGCGCTTGCTTTCCTCAAGAAGCTTTGCGCCCAAGAGCGCCATCATGGCTTGCTTGCGATCCAGTGATTTCTCAAGAAACGAAAGCCCCGCCCCAGTGTATTCAAGCATTCCTGTTGATGCGCCCTCACTCAGAAACCAGATCGTCCCAGACCCGATAGACCAAGCGGCGTTCTCAGCGTTTTTCTGGCCCACAATGTAAGGCGTTGGGCTTGATGTGAGATAGTTGCCCTGCTCTAAATCAGCCTGTGTGCGGTAATGTGATAAATTTACATTTACCAGATCCAGAATTGGCGATTTATCAACGGGTGGAGTCAGATCATTTGGCGATATAAAAATAAACGGGATGTAATCTAAACGCTCACCGCGCTTTTTTGGCTCGTAGCTCTCAACCGCTGAATAAACCAGATCGCCGCCAGCATCTTCGCCTTCCTCATAAACACTGACCCCATAGCCTTCTTCTGTTAAATTTAAAACACGATAAACGTTGTAAAACTCTGTGCCAAAACCATCAGCTTCGGCCCGTTGGCGTTCTTCGTGCAAAATAACCTGTTCAAGCTTTTCCACCCCATCGTCGTTGACCGTGCGCCAGTTAATAATGCTTTCTGCTGGGTAAAGTCTCAGATATGCCTGACCGTCCTCAAGTGTTGGGCGATCAACCAGAACACCGCAGCGCCCCATTGAGATTGTTTCCTCAACGGTCATCTTTGCAAAGTTTGCGAACGGCAACCCTGTCAGCGTCACGTTTTGCAGTAGAGGCTTAATGCGTGATGGAATATCAATGATCGGCTCTTTGCGAAATATCGCACCGACAAGACCCTGCACAGTTCTACCCGTTGCGCCGTAAAACAATGACCTTTTCAGATATTGCCGATAATCATAACTGTCCTGACCCGCTGGCTTGGGCAAATGCTCAACCTCTGCGGCCTTGATCGCGTCCTCACCAGCAATCGCGTCACGAATGCGCTTCCACTGTGATTTATAAATTTCGTATTCTCTGTGTTGTGAATTTACTGGCATGATGATCC